CAGAAGTTTTGATAATATCAGGAACGGTATTGACTGGGGATTTTCAACAGACCCATTTGCATTTATACGGTCACATTATGACGCAAAGAAAAGAGAATTATATATATTTGATGAGTTATATTTGATAGACACACCGGATTTAGAAGCAATGAAGTTAGTAGAACAGAAGTTATCAAGCAAAAGAGAGATGATAATAGCAGATAATGCAGAACCAAAGAGTATTAGCTTATGGAAAAGCAAGTTTTTCAATATTAGACCAGCTAAGAAAGGTGCAGGAAGTATACAAACAGGAATTAAGTTTTTACAAAGTCTGAAAATATATATCCATCCACGATGTGTTAATACTAAGCTAGAGTTTATGAAATATAGGTGGAAAGAGGACAGAGGGGGTAATGCTTTACCTACGCCTGTAGATAAGGATAACCATTTAATAGACGCGTTGAGGTACTCGTTAGAATTTGATGTAGTAGAAAAACAAAATACAACAACTTTAAAACCTATTGGATTTTAGGAGGTAAAATGAGAATAAGAGATTTACAGGAAAATAATTTTATTACAAAAGAGTTTCTAGAAAGGAACAAGGAAATTAAAGAGAATGAAATGCTATTCCAGGGTAAACAAACAGAAGTTTACATTGACGCATTTCTAAAAAGATTACAGCTAGCTGGTGTCCGTCACTATAAGTCAGATAAATATATAGGGTATAATAGTGAAACATTAAGTAATATTTATAAAAACATATTACAAGGTGTTAATTTAACTTTCCCTATATGTGATTTGTATGCTAATTTGTTATTTGCTGAAGGAATAAAGATATATGGTAGTAACCAAGAGTTTTTAAATAATTTAATGTCAGAATTACATCTAAATAAGTTATTTTTAAACGGTCAAAAGATAAATGGATATAAAGGCGATGTAATATATCTAGTGTATGAAAAAGAAGGGAAACCATATATAAGACTTGTAAAAACTGAATATTATGAGCCTGTATATAACGAGAATGATGAGTTAGTTTATGACGCTCTATTAAGTAAATACGAGTATGAAGGAAAAGAATATTTAAGAGTTAGTTTATATGGTGCAGGTAAAAACATTCATAAGTTTTATTACATGAAAAAAGATGAAATTATAGAGCAAGTAAAATGGATAGAAGAGATTTTCGGAGAGAAACCAGAAGGAATAACAGAAGAAGGATTTGATTACATACAAGAAACAGGCTTAAGCTACTCACAATTGATAAGAATATCAAATATAGAAGTAGATTATAGTTGTTACGGTAAACCTTTCATATCACAGACGTTCAAAGAGCAAGAGAGGGAATTGTGTATAAGAGCAACTCAAAGAGCTAGAATATTAGATAAGAATGCAGACCCTGGAATGTATGGACCTTCTAATATAGTGGGATTAGGAGATGACGGGGACCCAATAGTAGCAACTCAAGGGAAATATATTACAGTAGATACAGGAGAAACTGTTCCGGGATATATCACATGGGAAGGTAATCTTGAGGAATGTAGATTAGCAGAAGAAAAAGCAGAGAAATATATATATCAAGAAACAGGAGTTAACCCTGCTATATTATCGAGTACAATAGAAGGACTTAATATAGTTACTGGAGTAGCTTTAGAAAGAGTTTATGCTAGAACTATTAATACAGTTAAAACGTTACGTAACAACTGGGAAATTGCAATAAGAAAAATAATTAGATTGTGTGCTGAAATAGCAGGAGTTACAATAACAGATTTACAAATTAAATGGCAAGACGGTTTACCATATTCTAAACGTGAAGAATTAGACGCAGTAATGATAGAAAACGGATATCAACCTATAATATCAGTCAAAGAAAGTATTAAGAAACTATATCCAGAACTTACAGAGGACAAAATAAATAGTTTAATAGCTGAAATGGAAGAGGAAAGAAGAAAAAGGGAAACACCGGTTATTACAGAAGTACCAGATTTTCAAGTGTAGGTGGTAATCTATGGATAACAGGCAAGAATTGATACAGATATATGAAAAGGCTTTTGAAAGAGTTAAACAAAGGATAATAAAGCATATAAACGATAAAGGTTACCACTTAAAAAGCGATGTATCTATTTTAAAAGATATAAATTACATATTAAATAACTTAATGAAGGAAATCTCCATCTATGACGGAATAATTGAAGAATTTTATCATGTAACAAGATTACAAGAAATAGAACAACTAAAGAAGTTAGGAGTAGATTTTGAAACTGACCCTAACTTTACCAAAGTCCACGCTGAAGCCGTTGATATCTTGTTTAAGAGGTATAAGAACGAGCAATATAAGATAATTACAGGGATATATAAAGACGCTAGAAACAAAATAGAGGTTATAAATAAACAATTAGGAATAAAACTAGAAACAGCTACAATCACACCTAATGAGTTTAATGTTTTGCTTAAGGATTTGAGCGGTTTTTATATTCCTGTTGGTGCAAGAGTTATGAATGCTATTGATTACGTCAAAACAAGCGTAGATACTAATATTGATAGTGCTAGAAATAAAGCTTTAATAAATACAGCTTTAGAAAGTGGGACCGACTTAGTTAAAATGAGTTATCATATAAATGCTTGTAGTAAATGTGCTCCATATGAAAATAAAGTATATAGTATAACTGGTAAAAGTAAGAAGTATCCACCACTAAGCAGTATAAGAAGTGGTGCAGTTACTACTTTTGGAGTGGTCCACCCTAGATGTCGCCATAGATTTACAGCTTTTTATGAAGGTTTATCAACTACTCAAAAGAAAACACAAAGTGAAAGTGATAGATTAGAATTTGAAAGAAATCACGTAAATGAAATGAATAGAAAGTATAGAGAGAAAAACAAGAAACAGAAAAAAGAAATTATATCAGAAATAGAATTAAGTGATAAATTGGAGAAAATTTTCAAAGATTACTAAGACTTGAAAAAAAGTTACAAATATAATATAATTAAATTGGATAGTAAGGCAAGCACTTATTAGCCGAAGAAGGAGGAAAAATGAAAGAAAATTTCAAAATTAATTTACAATTGTTTTCGGAAGAAAATCAAGAGGTTGTACAAGAGGTTTTAAACGAAGAACCAAAAGAAGAAGCTAACGCATCGGTAGAATTAAATGCAGATGTGGTAGAGAAATGGTTACAAACTAACGAAGGTAAAAAATTCTTACAACCTAAATTAGATAGTTATTTTTCTAAAGGACTTGAGTCTTGGAAAAATAATAATCTGGAAAAATTAATTAATGCAGAAAAAACTCAAATAGAAGAACAATTTAAATCTACAATATCAGAGCTTGAAAATAAAGTTAAGATAACAGAGAAAAAGACAGCTTTAGAAAAAGGACTGTTAAGTAACGGACTTAATCCAAAATATGTAGACTTAGTAACAAAAGCTTATGATATTGCAGAAATAGAAGATATTAATCAAGCGGTTGAAAAAGCTAAGAATGATTATAGTGATTTATTCAAGACAACAACTGCTAAAAATACGTTTACTGGAAACTCAAAACCAATAACAGAAGATAACGACGACCCTTTTACTAAGGGACTAAAAAAAGCTTTCAAATTATAAGGAGGATAAAAAATGGCAAATACAATAGAATTAGCAAAAAAATACGTACCTTTACTTGATGAGGTGTATAAAAAATCAGATTTAACTTTAGATTTAATGGTTAACCCTGCGTTAGTAAGAGAAGGAATGACAGCTGATACAGTTTATGTAGCAAAAACAGTTGTGCAAGGATTAGGAGATTATGACAGAGCAAATGGATACGCTAACGGAGATGTACAATTTTCTTGGGAACCACATCAATTTACTCAAGACAGAGGTAGAATGTTTAACATTGATGCTATGGACGATTTAGAAACTGTAGGAATGGCGTTTGGTACTCTTGCAAACGAATTCATAAGAACTCAAGTAGTACCTGAAACAAATGCTTACAGATTTGCTAAATTAGCGAATAAAGCAGGAACTAAAGTAGAAGCTGATTTAGACAAAACAACTGCATTTGACGCAATAGAAAACGCTATTGTTGCATTAGATAATGCAGAGGTACCAAAGGAAGGTAGAATATTATATGTAGCTCCTGCAATAGCGTCTTACTTAAGACAAGCTGTAGGATATGCTAGATTAGTTGACACTAACGGTGGAGTAAACAATACAGTTGAATATTACAATGAAATTAAAATAGTTGTAGTACCTCAAGGAAGATTTTATACTGATATTACACTTAATGATGGAACAACTGCAGGACAAGAGGCTGGAGGATATACTAAAACTGCAGTTACTGGAAAAAATATCAACTTCTTATTATTACACCCTTCAGTATGTACTACAATAGTTAAAACAGCAACTCCAAAAATAATTACACCTGAAATGAACCAAACAGCAGACGCTTATAAATTCGGATACAGATTATATCACGATATATTCGTATATGATAACAAAGTAAACGGAATATATTTACATAACGCAACAGTATAAGAATAAGAGGGAGTAAAATCCCTCTAATTTTTGAAAGGGGTATGATATGAAGTTATCAAAAGACGGAATAACAAAAGTAACAAACGACAAAATTAAAATAGAAAAACTTAAGAAACAAGGCTTTGTTGAAATTGTGGAAAAGGAAGTTGAGAAAAAACCTGCAAGAAAAAAGGGGTAAAACATGAGTATAAAATTAATGAATAACTTTGACAGTTTTATTCGCAGTGGTAGAGTATATCAAATAGACGATATAATTACATTAACAGCAGGACAAACAATAAGTTTTGTAGCAGAAGTAACAGAAGATACAGAAATATTTGTCTTACCTATCTCTGTTTTAAGTGAAAAAGCAAAATTAAGATTAAATATATATGAAGATACAGATTATACAGGAACAATAGCTCTTAACGTGTTTAATCTTAATAGAGAGAGAAACAGACAAACAACTTTAGAAGTAAGAGGAAATGTAACAGGAACTACAAAAGGTAATGTGATTAGAAAACATCTTGTTCTAGGACAAGCTGGACAAGGAAATGCTAATGATGTATTAGGTGTAGGAGTTACAAATGCGTTGGTATTGAATAGAAACAAGAAATATCTTGTTGAACTACAAAATGTAGATATAGTTGATACAGAAGTTGAATACACAGCTACATGGGTAGAAGGTGAAGGAATATGATAATAGTAGGTGAAAACACATATATAAGCGTATCAGAGGCTGATACATTATTACAATATGAATTAGAATATGAGAATTGGTTGTCTAAAACAGAAAATGAGAAAGAAAGAGCTTTGGTATTAGCAACAAGAAATATAGACGACAATATATTCAACGGACAAAAGTATGATTTAGAGCAAAAGCTAGAATTTCCACGAGATTTCCTAACAAGGAAAAACGGTGATAATACATACGGCGAAATACCTAATAACATAAAACTAGCTTGCGCTTTAGAAGCTTTAGCGATATTAGAAAATGGTAGTAATATAAAATCGGATAGAGGAATAAAAAACAAACTATTTGCTGGACTATCAGTTACATATACAGATAGTTATGCAAACTCAAATAATAATATGATATCAGACGGTGCGTATAAGCTTATAAAACCTTATTTAAAGCGTATTTTCAATAGGGGGTACTATGGCTAAGAAAGTGTATGAAATAGAGCTTAATGAGGATTTTACGTGGTTTAAAGCAACAGTTGATGAGCTTACAGATGACAAAACTTACGTAGCTCAAAATATAAAAGGTTTTCATACTGATATGGAAGTAAGGGCAGAAAACGAGTATACAGGTTTTATAAAAATACAAAACATAGTAACAGATGTTAAAATTGAAAATACGGATAAGATAGCTTTTGGAAAAGACGCTGATATCAAAGACGCTTTACCTATACGTAATATACTAGAAATAAAGAACTATAAAGGTAAAATAGAAGGATATAAAGTGGTGGTATAGATGATAAAAGTAACTGGCGTTGCTGAAGTAAAAAAGAATATGCAGGTTGTAGAAAATAAATTAGATGACCAAATAAAAAAGAGTTTATTGAAAGCTGGAAGTTTTTTATTGGGCGAATGTATACCTGTAACTCCTAAAGATACTGGAGAGCTAAGAAAAAGTGGTAAAACTTATCTTTCTAAAAAGAATAAGAAATACACGGAAAAAGTTGTGTTTGGTAACGCAAAAGCACATTACGCATTAAAGGTACACGAAATGCCAGCTGAAACTACCAATTGGAGTGAGCCTGGAACAAGTAGCAAATACCTTGAAAGACCGTTTAGGGAAAATAAAGACAAAATAATATCTATTATAAAAGAGGGTATTAAGATATGATAGCATATACTGAAACAATAAATTTTCTAAAATCAAAAGGTTTAAATGATTTTGGAAAAACAATAAAGATAAACAATATAGATAAAAATAACGATACGATAGCTTTCTTTATAACTGGTGGATTTGCACCAGAAAGCGAAAGCAAACTAGAGTTTTTAGGATTACAAATTATTACAAGCACTACATCACAAACAGAAGGATATCAAATTCAAGACTGGATTTATAAAACTTTAGAAAATGCAACTCAAGATGAACTGAATAGTTTAACTAAAGTTGAAGGATATAAATCTACATCTAGTATAATTTTTCTGAATAAAGACGAAAACACAAATAAATATTTATTCTCAAATAATTTTATAATTTATTCTAATAAGGAGGTATAAAATGGCAACAGGTAGAGGTAAGAATTTAGCGTATTTAAAAGTTGGGTCAAACACAATGACTTTTACAAAAGGAGATTTAACAATTTCTAATCAAAGAGACGAAATAGACGTAAAAGATGATAGCTCGGATTACAATCAAACAATTCCAGGGGATAATAAAATAACAATAAGTGGTAGTGTAAACTATCAAGTGGGATTTGCAACAGC